ATTCTATCCAAAAGGCACAAGAACCCCCCATAACCCCTCCTACTAAGACTGTATCTAAGAAATAAATATAATATTTATAGCAAATTATTGGCCCTACAATAATAGGGAAGTGGGCACAGCCATATCTGTGTAACCAACCATAATAAAATAAATATGCCAAATTGGAAAAAAGTTATTACATCTGGTAGTAATGCAGAATTAAATAATTTAACCGTAACTGAGATAACTGCATCCAGTGCACAATTTAATTCAGTTCCTGCAGGAACAGATAATACCGTATTAATAATAGATAATAATGGTAATGTTCTTAGAGATGAAATTGATTCTAAAGTATGGGATGGGAACTTAGTTGATAAACAAGGAACACCCATACAATACCAAATAGCTATATTTAATGACGCAGATACATTAATTGCCTCTCCCAATCTTACATTTGATAATTCTATTTTATCAATAACAGGTAACGTTACTGCTACTTCTATTTCAGCATCTTTATTTTCAGGTTCATTTGTAGGTGATGGTTCAAACTTAACAGGAATAGAAGGTATTACTACCTCATCCTTACTTACTACAGCCTCAGTATCTTTAAACACTATAACATTCACAAAAGGAGATGCTTCAACTTTTGATATAACTGTTGATACTGGCTCTGGAGGTGGAGGAGCTGCTTTCCCATATACAGGTTCAGCAGAAATAAGTGGTAGCTTAACAGTAACAGGTTCTTTGAATGTGTATGAAGGTTTAACATCACTTTATAAATCAGGTTCAACTGTATTCAATATTGAAGGTTCACAAGGTACTTTATTCACAGTAACAGATGAATTATCAGGTTCTCTATTCTCAGTAAATGATATATCAGGCATTCCAATCTTCGAAGTATTCTCAGATAACACTTTGAAATTAGGAACTTATAATGCAGAAGAATTGATTGTATCAGAAAGTATGGTGATATTATCACAAGTATCTGAAAGTTTAGATTTTGCTGATGATGTATCTGCAGCAACAGGTGGAGTACCATTAGGTGGTTTGTATCATAATAGTGGTGCGGTAAGGATTCGTTTAACATAAAAATAATATATTATGTACGAAAATAGAAATTTTATGATTTTTTCAACTTCCGAAACTGGAAGTATTGATTTTTCAGAAGTATTAGAAACTTCTTCAGAAACTCTTAGATTAAATGTAAGTGGTTCAAAATCATTTGTAAAATGGGATAGTGAAACAATACCAACTTCAGTAGTAAGTTTAACTACAAAAGAAGGGCCATATACTTATGAAGAAATTAAAAATATTCTAACAGGTTCGGATTGGACTGATACATCAGAAGAGATTTAAGAAAATGGCATTTAGATATTCACCAAAAATAGTAACAAATGGATTAGTTCTAGCATTAGATGGAGCTAATCGAAAATCAAATCCTGGTAGTGGAACTACTTGGTATGATTTAAGTGGTAATGGAAAAGATGGTTCGTTATTAAATGGTGCATCTTTCCAACCTACAAATGGCGGTAGCATTACATTTGATGGTATAAATGATAGAGTAGATTTATACGCATCCAATCAACTAATAGGAAACCAATACGCAACATTAGAGGCGTGGATAAAAAGTTCAGATAATGGAGCTGGCAGCGGAAACTATGGAAATTTTTTAGGAACAAGAGTGGGTCAAAATATGAGTATTAATAGATATTCAACTACGAATACTGCAGTATTTTTAACAGATTTTACCTCAGGAAACTTAAATTCTCCAATCGGAAGTATAAATATTTTTGACCAAAATTGGCATCATATAGTTGGTGTAAATAATTTCGGAATATGTTCATTATATGTAGATGGTACATTGGAAGGTACTGACTCTACAAAAAGCGGACAAAATATTGATTTAAATGCTGAAGTGATGGCAATCGGAAATGATACTAACAATACTTCAAGAACATTTTATGGTGAAGTTGCAATTGCACGAATTTATAATAGAGCATTAACACAACCAGAAGTTCTTCAAAATTACAATGCAGTAAAAAGTAGGTTTGGATTATGAGTACAATAGGAAGTGCAAATGCATTCATCTCAGTATGGAAAACTAATAATGCTGGTACAAGTGGTGCTAATCAAATCACTTTACCTTTAGTAGCATCAGGTACATATAATTTCAAAGTATATTGGGGTGATGGTACTAATGATACTATAACTACATACAACCAATCAGAAATAACACATACATATCCTTCTGCTGGAACTTATGAAGTATTAATAGCAGGTACTATTGATAGAATTAAATTTGATGGTGGTGGTGATAAGGATAAATTATTAGAAATAAAACAGTGGGGAACTCTCACATTTTCTACTAATGACACGGATGAATTTAGGGGTTGTAGTAACCTCACGATAGCTAATGCTATTGATTGGCCAGAACTAAATTCAACCACAACCTTGCAAGAATTTTTAAGAGATACTGGTATTACAGCTATACCAAATGCCCAAAAGTGGGATATTAGTAATGTAATATCTTTGTATCTAACATTTTTAAATTGTAGTTCTCTAGCAACTATCGAGGGTATAAATGAGTGGGATACTAGTAATGTTGTTAGTATGAGGCAGACATTTCAAAATTGTGATGTTTTTAATGCAGATTTAAACAAATGGAATGTTTCAAATTGTACTACTATGCGAAACATGTTTAACGGGGCTCACATTTTTAATGGAGATTTATCCAATTGGGATGTAAGCAATGTAACTACTATGGAAGATGCTTTTAATGATTGTTTTAAATTTGAAGGTAAGGGATTAGAAACATGGAACCCATCTTCCTGTACTAATTTTCAAGAAGCATTTAGAGATGTAAGTGGAAGTTTTAATCCTGATATTTCGGGGTGGGATGTTTCATCAGGTACTAATTTTACATACATGTTTTTAGGTGCTTCTGACTTTAATCAAAACTTGGGTAGTTGGGATGTTTCATCTGCAACAATTCTACAAGGGATATTTTACAATTGTTCTTCTTTCAATAACGGAGGCTCTTCAGATATTAATAATTGGAATACTAGTAATGTAATATCTTTGTATCTAACATTTTTAAATAGTAATTTTAATCAACCTATAAATAGTTGGAATACTAGTAATGTAACAACTTTACGACAAACTTTTCAAAATACTCCATTTAATCAAGATTTAAATAATTGGAATACGGGAAAAGTAAATAGCATAAGGTCTACCTTTGAAGGGTGTACTTCATTTAATGGAGATTTATCCAATTGGGATGTTAGAAGTGTTACTGATATGTATCGTTTTTCTAGAAATGCCAGTAATTTTGAAGGAATAGGTTTGAATACTTGGCTAGCTCCTACTTCAAGTGTTGGTATGTATGAAGCATTTAGAGATGTAAGTGGAAGCTTTAATCCTGATATTTCAGGATGGAATGTTATAGCATTAAATTTAGATCTAACTTTTTATAATTGTTCTGATTTTAATAGAGATCTGTCAGGCTGGGATACTTCTAATTGTACTTCGTTAACTTATACATTTTTTAATACTTCAATGGACCAGGATTTATCTTCTTGGGATATTACTAATGTTACTTCCATGACAAATATGTTTAACGGGTGTACATTATCGACTACTAACTATGATGCTATTTTAATAGGGTGGGAAGCACAAGGTCCTCAAAGCGGGGTAATCTTTCATGCAGGAAATTCTACTTATACCTCCGGAGGAGCTGCTGAAGCAGCAAGAAACAGTTTAATAAATACTTATGGATGGTCAATTACTGACGGTGGCCCAGCTTAACAATAAAAATAAAGATTATGGATATAGTAAACACAACAGAAAATTCAATTTGGTGGTTAGCTTATAATACTGGTTCTGATATTTATCATTTTGATAAATTAGATCCGGGTTTAAGAGTATCAACAGCTCAACCAAACTTAGAACAATTTCAAACAGAATTAGAATTGAAAGCAAGAGTAGATTACTTTAAAGGTGAGGGATATTATTCTTCTTCTTCACTTGGATTATAATTTTCAAAAAAAAAAGTAATATTTATAATTATAAAAAATAAAAAAATGGAAAAAAAAGTTTTAACACAAGAGGAATTACAAGAAATTAAATCAATCCAAACTGAAAATGCTAGTTTAGTATCACAATTTGGAGAATTAGAAATAGTAACACAAAATTTATCTTTAAGAAAAGAAGAATTAATAAAAAAATTTAAAGAACTTAAAAATAGAGAAGTAAAAATTGGTCAAACTCTCCAAGAAAAATATGGAGATGGAAACATTGATATAGAAACAGGAGAATTTGTGTCTAATTAGTTTTTTTGATAAAAAATATAATATTTATAACAAAATAAAATCACAAAACCCAAAATAAGATGGCAGAAACATTAGTCTCACCTGGCGTTTTAGCAAGAGAAAACGATCAATCTTTTATTACAAGGCAGCCTGTTCAAGCAGGGACTGCTATTCTTGGACCTACTGTAAAGGGTCCTGTTAATATACCTACTCTAGTTACCTCATACAGCGATTATGTAAGTAAATTTGGAGAAACTTTCACTAGTGGTGGAAGTGTTTATTCTCACTTAACTGCATACTCAGCATATAATTACTTCACAGAAGGAGGTACAACTTTATTAGTTACTAGAGTAGTATCAGGTTCTTTTACAGCAGCTTCTTCATCAACTATTGCTACAGGTTCTAGTGGTCCTGATTCAGGTTTATCTCCTTTTGTATTAGCTACTTTATCTGAGGGTGATATTATGAATAGTACTTCTACTGAAGCTAGCACAGGTGCTTTAGAAAGTGGATCTCTTGATAACTTGAGATGGGAAATCCCATTTGTAAATACTTCTTCAGGTCAATTTACTTTAACTGTTAGAAGGGGTAATGATACTCAAAGAGAAAAATCAATTTTAGAAACATTTACTAATTTATCATTAGATCCTTTCTCTGATAATTATATTACTAAAGTAATTGGTGATACTAGAAAAACTCTTGCAGGTGATGCTACTGATGGGTATTATATACAAGAAACTGGAAGTTATCCAAACCGATCAAATTATATTAGAGTAGAATCAGTTAATTTTACAACTCCTCGTTATTTAGATAACTCAGGAAATGCTAAAAATGAATTTACAGGTTCTATGCCTGCAATTCAAAGTGGTTCATTTGGTGGTGCTTCTGGAGAGGTATTTGTAGGAAGCCCAGCATTATTTAATGAAAATATTAATGCAACTAATATTCAAGGTATTAGCCCAGATGATTACACTCAATCAATTAGTTTACTATCAAATCAAGATGATTTCCAGTTTAATGTAATTACAATGCCTGGTTTAAATCAAAGCCAACATTCAACTGAAGTAGCTCAATTGATTAATATGTGTCAAGAAAGAGGAGATGCTATTGCGGTAGTTGATTTAGCTCCTTACAATTCTACAATTTTAACTTATACAGGAGAAGCAGCTGAATTGAATTCAAGTTATGCTGCATCTTATGCTCCATGGTTAAGAGTATCAGATCCAGGAACAGGCCAATTAATTTGGGTACCAGCTTCAACAGTAATTCCTGGTGTTTATGCCTTTAATGATAGAGTAGCTGAACCTTGGTTTGCACCTGCTGGTTTAAATAGAGGTGGTTTATCTACAGTAATTAAACCTGAAAGAAAATATACTCAAGCTAATCGTGATTCACTTTATGAAGGTAAAGTTAACCCAATTGCTTCATTCCCTAATGCTGGAAACGTAGTATTTGGTCAGAAAACTTTACAAACTAAAGCAAGTGCTCTTGATAGAGTAAATGTTAGAAGGCTATTAATTCAACTTAAAGGATTTATTTCTCAAGTAGCTGATAATTTAGTATTCGAACAAAATACCGCAGCAACAAGAAACCAATTCTTAGGTAGTGTTAACCCATACTTAGAAAGTGTACAACAAAGACAAGGTTTGTATGCCTTTAAAGTAGTGATGGATGATTCAAATAATACACCAGATGTTATAGATAGAAACCAATTAGTAGGTGCTATTTATCTACAACCAACTAAAACAGCTGAATTTATTATCTTGGATTTCAATGTACTTCCAACAGGAGCAACATTCCCATCATAAAAACCGAAGCAATAAATATTTATACGTGAATATCAAATAATATAATAATAAAATGGCAGTACTAGACCCAAACGAAATATTTTATACGGCTTTTGAACCAAAACAAGCTAATAGATTTATCCTTTATGTAGATGGTTTTCCTTCTTATGTAATTAAAGGAGTAAGTGGATTTAACATTGATAATGGTGAAGTTCCTCTTAATCATATTAATGTTTTAAGAAAAATTAAAGGTAAATCAGTATGGAGTGATGTTACATTAACCCTATTTGACCCTATCACACCTTCAGGAGCTCAAGCTGTAATGGAATGGGTTCGTTTACATCACGAATCTGTAACAGGTAGAGATGGTTATTCTGATTTCTATAAAAAAGACGTAACAGTAAACGTGTTAGGACCTGTAGGTGATGT